GTCAAACAGATAACGATGTTCTTGAGCTGGAGAGACTTGGGGCAAAAAGAGAAGAAATAGAGCGTATTATATCAGAGAGTGAGGATAGAATAAATAGCTTAGTATCTGATGCATCTCAAAAAAGAGCTGATGAGGAAGCTAAAATATCTAAAGATAAAACAGATAATCAGATACAATATGAAGAAAATTTAAAAGACGCATCCGTACAATTAGCTGGTCAAACTTTAGATATAGTAGCTGGACTAGCAGAGGAGGGTAGCGAGTTGGCTAAAGGGGTAGCGGTTGCACAAGCTATAATTAGTACATATCAAGGAATAAATGCAGCCCTAGCACAAACTACAGACCCTACACCGTTTCAAGTCTTAAGATTTGCCAATGCAGCAGCAGTAGGGATAGCAGGTTTATTAAATGTTCAGAAAATATTAGATACACAACCAATAGAAACCAGCGCACCAAGTGCTAGCGCAGGACAAGTACCCCCAGCTCCAAACTTTAATCTAGTAGAGGGTACTGCTGAGAATCAAATAAGTGATAGTATACAATCACAAGACGAGCCAGTAAGAGCTTATGTAGTATCTGGAGATATAACAACTGCACAACAAGCAGATAGAAATATAATAGAGAGTAGTAGTATATAAATATATGTTATTGCAAAAAGTATAACAATAAATAAAATTTATCGTTTATAATATATGAAAACGTTTGAGGCAAAATTTAAGAAAAATTTAAGCGGTGTTTTTGCTATAAGTTTAGTAAAAAAACCAGCTACTCAAGAAAATTTTATAGCACTTTCAGAGGATGAGAAAGTTATAAAATTAACTGAAATAAACAAAGAGGAGCGTATTTTAATGGGCTTAGTATTACAGCCTAATCAATTAATATACCGCAGGCATGGAGATAATGAGTTCAATATTGTTTTCTCAGAGGATACAATAAAGGAGTTATCTCACAATTTTTTTAAAAAAGGGTTTCAATTAAACTCTAAACTAGAACATGAAGCTCCTATCGATGGGGTAACATTTGTAGAGAGTTGGATAGTAGAAAACTCTAGTATTGATAAATCTACCAACTATGGTATGTCTTACCCTAAAGGGTCATGGATAGCTACCATGAAAGTTGACAACGATGATATATGGAATAACTACATAAAAACTGGTGATTTGCTAGGGTTTTCTGTAGATGCTATGGTAGACTTAGAAGAAGTAAATTTTAAAACAGATATAGAAATGACAGAAGAAAAAAAATCTCTTTTAGAAAAGATGGAGCTGTGGTTCACAGAAAACATCTTAAATAAAAAAGAGATAAAACTTGGTAGTACCATTAGCGGAGATGTAAAAATTGAGTTTGATGGAGAGACTTTAGAAAAAGGATCATCTTTATTCGTTATGGCTGAGGATGAAAAAGTACCATTACCAGACGGTGAGTATCCTACTGATGATTACGGCGTTATCATGGCTAAAGACGGTATTTTAGAAGATTTTAAAAAAGAATCTTACGACGAGAAAAAAGAAGAGAAAAAAGAGGATGAAAAAGTAGAAATGAAAAACGATAATTTTGAGGAGTTAATGAAGTTGTTAATGTCTAAACAAGAGGAATCTTTTAACTCTAGATTAGAGGCTATAAAACTATCTTATCAAGATGAGATAAAGTCTTTAAAATCTGAGGTTGTTACATTAAAAGAGCAACCAGCAAGCAATCCGATAGTTAGCACGCCAACACAGGTAGAATTAAATTCAAGTGGTAAATTATTAGAAAAATTAAGAAATAATAAAAATTAATAAATAAAGATGGCAACAACAACAACAGTAAGCAGTAATTATGCAGGTAAAGCGGCTGGGGATATTATAGGAGCTTCATTTAAAGAAGCTGATACTCTTAGATTGAATCTTTTAACTGTAGCAGAGAATGTAAACTATAAGTATAATTTAAGACGTATCCGATATACAGATGGTACAGTAGCATATACTTGTGGATTTACACCAGAGGGAGCTATCACTTTAGACGAAAAAGTGATCGAGCCTTTAAAATTTAAAACACCTATACAAATTTGTAAAGAGGATTTTAGACAAACATGGAGCGAGGATTTAGAGGGTGCATCTGCATCGAATCGTAATGCACCTAGTGATATCATGGAGGCTATCCAGTTAGAAATGTTATCAGAGCATAGTCAGAAAATGGATAACCAAATTTGGAACGGTGATAGCGTTAATACTGGTGAGTTTGACGGACTTGTTAAACAATTTGAAGCTGATGGAGATGTAATTAAACCATCAGGAACTGGTAACCCAGTTTCAGAAACTACAATTTTAGCAGATATTAAAACAGCTTTAGCAGCAGTACCAGTATCTTTAAGACGTAAAGACTTAGTAGTGGCTGTATCACCAGATGTATTCCAATTACTAGGATTTAAAATCTATGATAGTTCAATTAATAACGGACAGCCATCAGAGGATAAGCAAGTAAGATACGGACGCTACACAGTTACAGAAGTAAACGGTTTAGCAGACAATACAATCTGTATTTTTGAGCGTAAAAATATCGTATTTACTACAGGTTTATTAGGAGATCACAACCAATTAAGATTTGAGGATGAGGACGAGATCGGACTATTAACAGGGTTTGTACGTGGTATCATGGTTTACAATGCAGGTGTAGGTTACTACAATTCTGAGGATATTGTATACTACGTTTCAACTGAGGTATAATATTAATAACTAAATATAAATAAAATGGCGTGCGATTTAACACAAGGCAGGGATAGAGCCTGTAAAGATGGCTTAGGAGGTCAAAGTAATTTATATTTATATAATAGCATAGAGGATGCGTTTACGGTTGTCGATGGTGTGGCTACAGCCGTAAATGGTAATCTTACGGAAGTCTTTAAGTACGAGCTAGAGGGTGATAATAATACCCTAGAGCAGAGCATGGTAGGAGATAGAAATACAGGTACTAGAGTTAATACTGAGACCTTAACAACATCTCTAAAAAAGATGGATGCAGAAACGAACGCAGAGTTTAATCTGTTAGTAGCTGGTTATCCACAAGCTGTAGTAGAGGATAGAAACGGTAAATTTCATGCACTAGCTTTAGATGATGGTATGGACTTTACGGTAGTAGCATCTACAGGAGGAGCAAAAACAGATATGAATGGTTACACTTTGACAGGTGTAGCTACTACTGGAACGCTTGCACCTATTTTAGATGAGGCTACGGTTACAGCTTTTGAGGCTTTAGTAGTTTAAAATTATATAAATATACATTAAAAATACCCTTGTTTTTTATAGCAGGGGTTTTTTTATAACAAAAAACGCTTTTTTTCGTTTTTATAGTATGATAGTAGTAGATCCTAGTTTAACGAATCACACGATAAATATAATACCTAGAGATTATGATTTAGGTGTTTCTTTTAAAGTGTATATAACAAATGAAACTACAAAAGAAGAGAATACAGTACCAACTATTATTAACGAGCTTAACAGAGGTGTTCAATTAAGTTTTTTATTTAATTTTACTGATAGTTATAACTATGAGTTAAGAATAGTAAAAACGGGTGGATTTATTTTGTATAGAGGCAAAATATTTGCAACCTCTCAAGATCCTCAAGATTATAAGCAAACAACGGATAAATATTACTGGAATTAATGGATATACAACTAATAACGCTATCAAGTTACGTAAAACCTCCTATATCAGAGGATAGATATAATGACTGGGTACTAAATGGTAAAAAAAATTATTTTTATCAATATATAATCGATAGAAATAACGGAAGCCCTACGAACGCTAGTATAAATAACACATACGCATCTCTTATATATGGTAGAGGTTTATCTTTTACAAATGGTAATGTAGGAGTCAATAATTTTGCTTTATTACAAACGTATTTAAGACCGAAAGAGTTACGAAAAGTTATAATAGATTTTCAAGTATTTAATGAGTTTGCTGTACAGGTTATAAGAAAAAGAGGTGGAGGGTTAAGTTCTATAAAACATATCCCTAAGCAGTTAGTAGCTCCAAGTATAAAAAACGAAAATGGAGAAATAGATTCTTATTGGTATTGTGAGGACTGGAGTAACACAACAAAATACAAGCCTCAAAAATTCGCTTCTTTTGGAACTTCAAGAGACGCAATAGAAATATATGTAGGTAAACCTTATAGAGTAGGAGATGAATATTTTACATCTCCAGACTATTTAAGCGGTTTACAATATGCTGAAATGGAGGAGGAGATAAGTAACTTGAATATAAGTTCTATAAAAAATGGCTTAAGTGCAGGGTATATAATAAATATACCAGACGGTAAAAGCTGGACTCCAGAGGATAAACAAAAATTTAAAGACAAAGTAAAAAGAAAATTAACAGGTAGCCCAAACGCATCTGATTTCATACTATCCTTTAATGGTAGAGATGTAGAGATTAGTATTACACCGTTCCCTGTAAATAAAGATATCCATAAACAATGGGATTTTTTAACTAGAGAGGCAAAAAACCAGATTATGACAGCTCATAGAGTTATAAGTCCTAGTTTAGTAGGTTTATCATCTGCTAGCGGTTTTAGTTCTGTAGCTGATGAGATGGATATGAGCGAAAAGCAAACCATGAAACGAGTAATAAAGCCTAAACAGGACTTTATACTAGAATCAATAGAGGAGATAATAGCTCAGTACGATATTAATCTAAATCTTTATTTTTTACCATTAACAGAGGATGAACAAGAGCCTGTAACTACTGAGGATGGTGTATCTGAAAACGTAGAAATGAGTTCAGATAGTTATGCTGATGAGATTATATCTTTAGGAGATGATGAGGTAACTGATTACGATTTGATTGATGAGATAGAAGCGGATGATTTAAGTCTAACAGAAAACACTCTAAATAAATTTATACATTTTGCAGTAAATACACCTAATTTTGACAAACCCAGACGAACGAAAAGTGAGCAAGATACATCTTTATTTAAAATACGATATAGATACGCTGGTAATAAAAACCCAGAGAGAGAGTTTTGTCGTAAAATGATGGCAGCAAACAAAGTTTATCGAGCTGAGGATTTAAACAAAGAACAAAAAACAGCTCCTAACATGGGTGCAAAGGGATCGGATACATACAATGTATTTTTGTATAAAGGCGGTGTTAATTGTAAACATTTTTTTATGCGTGAAATATACATGAAAAAAGGGTATAAAAAAATAAGCGTTAATCAAGCTAGAAAATTAATACTAGAACTTGATCCTAGAGATAGAAAAGATGCACGATGGCAAACAAACCCTAAAGAGGTAGCGCAAATAGCAGAAAAGAGTAATAATTATTGGAGTTTAGATCCTAATTATAGAAAAAAATAATGGCAGAATTTTTATTCATAAAACCAGATGAGATTACCACAACAACTATATTAGGTGGTAATGTAGATGTAGATAAATATTTATTTTGCATAGCTAATACACAAATAACAGTAATAGAGCCGTTATTAGGATCATTACTTTATGATAAAATAAAAACAGATGCAGAAAACGATACTTTAAGCGGTTTATATTTGACACTTTACAATGAGTTTGTTAAACCTGTAGTAAAAAATCAATCACTAGCAGAGTATATAGAAATATCGTCTTTTATGATTAGCAACGGTGGTGCTTTTAAACATAGCCCAGAGAATGCCGAACTAATGGATAAGGACGAGATAATGTTATTATCACAAAAATACTCTGCATTATCTGATATGTATATAATACGTTTTAATAAGTGGATATGCAAAAACACAATACCAGAGTATAAAATATGTCAAGACGAGGTTAACGCAAGTAAAGCATTGACTATGAAAGCTGGATGGTATTTTGGATCAGAGACTCCTACATTATACGAATATAACCCAGAGGATGATGAGTAGTTTTTTAGCTTTATCTACGTGTACCATAAATAATGGTATATCTAGAACAAAAAAAAAGTATCAAGGGGGTATAAAACATATTTTTTTATTCCCTTTTGTAAAACTCAATAGGAGTGCTATATTTACTAATGGTGTTTATTTAGAGGGGTTTCCGATTACAGATATTTATAAGTTTGACGTTCAAAATATATCATATAGAGAAAACACAAAAACAGACTCGGCAGGTGTATCTTGGAGTGAAGATTTATCTTTTGATGTACCATTTACTACACCATCAAGTGAATTATACAAACTATCAGAAAAAGATTACAGGGCTATTATAGTAGATAGGATAGGTAACATAAGGATCGTAGGTTTATACAACGGCTTAGAGGTTAGTGTTACTAATGAAAGTGGAACGGATAAGCAAAATTTAAACGGTTACAGAATAAACTTAAAAGGACAAGAAGAAAATCAAGCGTATTTTTTAAACGATTTGAGTTTATTTAGAATTGCAGAAGTAGAAAATTATATCTTTGAGGATGGTTGTAACTACATTTTTGAG